GTCAATGTCTTTTACGTTGATCCCCCCACCATGCCCCATGGTCGCCCATGTATTATACACAATAAAGTGCAGTGGAGGGTTGTGCGCGTGCCTACGCTGTGAGTCGTGTGCTTCGGATCCGTCATCTAGGCCTGCCAGCCTAAAGCACTTACAGGGTTCACCACTACTTCCCGTTGAAAACACACCCACGCCTCCTGCTAGAGCGTTTTGGGTTTCAACCCACTATGAACAATCAGCTTTTCTCTTCGACCAAAACTTGTCTCACACGTTGTCTTTGCGACTTCCCAATGCTCAGCTGCTATTGCCAGGTAGGGCTGTTCCCCTTGCCTCAACCACAACTGCTCAAGGAGAGATCCTCGCCAGTGTTGAACGCATGAAGCTGTCAAATTCGTTTCAGTTGCCAGTCGCGCCCACAATTTGCTGTAATTGACGCCGCCCACTTCCATGAGCCTGGAACCAACTGTCCATATTAATGATTACAAAATAGGCCGAAACTTATCGGCACGGTCAGTAGTGATACTGCATCTTACTCTTCTCGACTCACGTGGCTTTCCACGCGTCTATCAATGACGCCACGCCCACTGCGTGACATCAAGTTCGCGACCCGCCAAATCCCTAAGATGACAGAGATATAGGCGGCGGCCGCCTGCTCGCCGTAGCAATACTAGCTTGGGGCTGAGCAACCCGGGGCAATTGTTGTACCATGTGATGTTTCCAATCCCCGGGTCCTCGCCTGGCAGCTCCAGCAGACATTCCAAATTTCGCTGGAGGAACTGGCCTGGGTGGTGCTCCTGCAAATGGGACCACATTTGGTCACCATTTCGACCTGTTGCTCGAACACAACAGATCGACCGACTTTCAGATTGCCCACGGCATTCACCAACGTGAGCAATCACACTCCAAATGGCAGTGGAGTGGAAACTGCAGAATGGACAATAGATCTTTGGGCTACTCATCCCCCCGGGCCAGGCTGACTTCGTAGGCAGGGACAAATTCACTATGCCACCCACCATCCGCAGTCCATTCCTGGCCGAAGAGATGACGTGTCCGGTAATCGAAACTCCAACTAGCCAAACATGACTCGTATGTTTTCTGAAGTTCCGCCGGCACTCCAAACGCACGCTCGAAGCTAACTCTAGCTTCTGTCGTTATAGGCTTCGGGTCTATACGCCTGATGGTTTTAAGACCATGCGTCTTCAACTCCCGAAAGGTCCTATATGCGACCGAGTCGTTTTCTTCTACCACGCAAACATTGCCCCCAGTGGCATTTCTCATAATAGCTAGTGCAAACTCTTGCAACACTGGGACGCCTTGCGACAAAATGAGTTCACACACTCCTAAAGTGTAGACATAGTCAACCACGTTGGTTTGGGACCAGTGCGTGACACCTGTGAGTGTTGAACTCAATACCTTGTCGAATTTTCTGATGAACCTCCACTCCCCCGCCGCGATCTCAATCATCTTGCATTGGCACCACTCGATGTCAGCGTACTCATATGCAACATTCTCAACCTTGATTTCGTGTCCATATTGGAGAAACAACCTGTCGCAGTTGTCACGAAACCTTTTGAAATTGGATCTTTCCATGATGAGAAGACAATCGTCACCGTCGTCTAAACAATCCCACTTCCCTATCCCCAGTTCACGCATGACAGTCCATACCATCAAAATGGTAATGACACAATTGCCAACAGCCGTGTTCTTGTCACCGCTCATTCTCTTGCCTCGTGTTCGATAGCGAATCCGCCTGGATGTAGTGCATTTGTTGTCTAACTGCATCCGGAGGAGCCAATCGAACACCTTGCATGGCATCATCCGTTTGTAGAGCGAATGTTCCAGCTGCAAGAGCTCGCGTGACACATGTTGGTCAAATCTCTTTGCATCGAGACTAACAAACACTGGGTCTTTGAAGTGAGAGGCTTTCCGTTGTAACATATCAGCCCTCTCCTTTTGGTTGAGACACTTCCCGATTAGCGGTAGGTCTGTGTATGGCCCTTTCAGATTGTGGTAGATCCATTGTTCGATGGGATTGAGATATTGCGAGATGAAAGCGTTATATCTCATTGAACGTGCTTGGATCATCCTTGGATCTGGATTTTCCTTCTTAGCAAAGTCGGTTTTCTCTGCTTTAATAAAGGCCTTGATAGTCGCGTCTCTTGGCACTAGTGGGTAACGTTTGAGGTCTTCTACAGTGTTGATGTACTTGGTCTTCTTGGCCCCAAAGTAATGCAGCGGCACATCATCCAACGACTCCTTACAGAGTGTTGGAAGCTGGCGCGCAATAATCCTACTAGTTTTCGCCAAGGCAGTAAGGCCCCGAGTTGTTGGTTCAGGTACCTCGCCACATACGCGATTGTGTATGCTCACGAGCTCGTTGGTAATGCATGGCTGGTGAGCGTTGGGTCTGTAGTGCCCCAACACGTCTGGGATTGCGGCTCGATGGTATAGCCGCTTGTGCTCGCATAGTGTCTCTCTCGGCATGCGCACAATGTAGCAACCGGCGCCAAGCTGTCCTAAAGGCTTTCCTTTGCTACATACTGCCGAGACCGACACCATGCCTCCTCAATGGAGTGGGATCGACTGCCCTCCCACCAATCGACCAGACGTTACGAATCGATTGGCGGCCCAAATGCTGCTGTTGACTAGTTTTCCACCGAGATACTGGTGGGCAGCACGTTCGGCTGGAGACATTGCCATAGCGGCGGCAACAGCCACCGGAATGACTGCTGCTGTCTCCGCCTGGGTCATTTGGGTCTTTTGACACCAGGCATTAGCCTTTTGTTTTAGCTCCTGAGCCACTTTTACGTCCCGGCTCGTGAACTGCGCATGTATCTGCAAATGTGCGAGCAGTTCAGAGGGAACAACCACTTGTTGGGCGGCTGAGGCATCCCAGGTTGGCGTTGGGCGAAATGGTTCCACGGCGATATACTCGCCCTCACCACCTATGTCACCTGGTTGAACCATGGTGGTGAGTGTGTACTGTGGCCATAACCCCAGATAGTCACAGAGACCTGTGACTATACGCCCGCAGGTGTCGGCTGTCATGAATAAAATTGCCGAACACCGTATCCACCCCCATCTCTGGGCGACGACTGCAAGCACGGCCAGTGGCCACACCCAACGTGTGTGCTTCAACACGCGCAGGACCAAGTCCATTGTGCCCCACACCGGGCTTTGGTGCAGCGTGTCTACTGCGTTGTTGTAGGCCACTGTGGTGCCTGTAAAGTCGTCAACCCGACCGCCTAGTTGTTTTCCATGAGCGGTCATGGGGTGGAATGCAGGACGATGAAACGCCCGCCTCAATAGCCGCTGGAGAAGTGACCCAGCGCCGGTAAGCTTGACATTGCACCATTGTCGAACCCGTCCAGCCGGTTGTTGAAACTGGACCTGGGGCGGTGCTACCCGAGGGGCAATCACAGCTACTGCAGCAGCTGCAGGAGCCATCGGTGGCTGTGGTTGAACCACTGCATGTTGCGGTGGCGCCACAACCACAGGTTGCTGTGGTTGAGCACGCACATTCGGTGCGTGCTGGGCAAACGTCCTACCAGCTGGACGTCCCCCCCTATTTCCTCTCACATTTGGTGGTCTGGCAGGACCACGCAAATTGCCACCTGAGCGCGGTGGGCGGTGTTGTGCAGGATGAGTGTTGGCTGCTTGGGTACT